GGCCATTGACCTCAAGGTTGAGCGTAGAGTTCGTATAGGCACCGGCTAGGTAGCAGATCAGCCAAGCGAACTGGTAGGTATTGAGTTCGCTGGTAGCAAACTCGGCAACCTGATCCATACCGTCTGCGTAGCATCTAAAGACTTGCAGGCAGAAGCGATCCGCCCAGTCTGAGGAACCATAAGCAGGGTCTGCGCCTATAACGTAATAGCCAGTGGAGACGGGTTCTTCCCAAATCTTGAGCGTACAGAGGCGCTCAGATGACTTAATTAATTGTGTATCTTGGAAGTTGGCACCCATGCTGAACCGATAGGGGACAAATGCCTGCCGCTTGGCAGCCTTCATCATGTCGGTACAACGTGCGGTAGAGAAGAACGAGGTGCCTGTCATTACGAAGGCGTAGTCTTCAGTAGGTGGGAACTCCTGATACATCAAACCATCGTCTTTAAGACCCTCATGCAGCTTCCAACGCCACCAGGCGATCTGCCTACTATTGACCTCGTAGTTGTAGATCTTGCGGATGTCTTTCGTCCACTCCTTCTCTTCTACGGATAACTTTCCGTCCCAATAGACTTTGTATACGTCTGAGTTTGGGTCAGCAGAGTAGAACTGGTTTCTCCACCAGCCAACAAAGATTGCCTTTTGGGTTCTCGCACGTTTAGCGGTAGTCCACATATCGTGAAACATATTGAAGCCACGGGCGGTACTCTCAAACATATAGTAGCGAAGGGGGTTAGTCTCCGCTAGGGAAGCCAGCAGGGAAGCCAAGCCCTCCTCATCGCCCCAGGAGGATGTCTCAGTACCGTGCAGGAACGTGATGCCCTTACCGCGTCCTAGACCGCCTTTAGCGCGTATACCGGCTACTTGGTAGAAGAGGCGGCTACGGTTCTTCAAGACCATCTGATTGCGGTTATGGCTCATCAGAGGAATCTTGTACTGCTTGGGTAGCCCGTCCATATACATGGCTAGGGTGCTACGGAACTGCTCCCGGTTCTCTTCTGTGTCGGTAGTGAGGGTACCCTGCATACCGGCATGGATAAAGTGCCAGTAGAGGTCTAGGGCTAGGCTGATGGTAGTAATCCCTAACTGCCTACCTTTGAGCACGACAAAGAAGTGCTTGTCTTCAGCCAAGCCTCTGGCAACCTCGTCCATGACGTAGGTTTGCGTACCGAGCAGTTGCTGCCCGAGTATCCGCATACCCTGCTCTTTGGTTTCTATCTTTAGGTGCTTACAGAAGAGATAGAACTTCTGACGGTCAAAGTTCATTTGCCAAACTTATAAGTGACCTCATTAGCCCAGGGGCGGGTAGGATTTAACTCAATCATGCGCTTGCTTAACCCTTTGAAGTTCTGGCTACCCATATTGCCTAAACCGTCTTTAGAGAGCCTGTAGTTCATCGTAGCCTTACCCGTACAGCCACCCTTGAACTTTGCCTCTACGATGGCTCTAAGCACCACCCTGTCCATCCACTTCTGGTGCTGCCAGAAGGGTGCCACCTTCTGAGCAATGTCCGTCCTTAAGGCTAGGCAAGAAGTATCCACATGGTATTGGCCTGCATGGTTCTTCAATAACCCCAAGGATTCACATTCATCAGCGCAGGCAAAAGAACCGTCATCCTCTACGATGTTGCGTAGCGAACAAGTCCAGTCTAGGTTGTGCTTCTCCATGAGTCCTACCACCGTCTCAACGTGATCTTCCTCGTACCAGTTATCGTCATCTAGGAAGAGGATTACGTCTTCGGTAATCATGTATGCCGCCATCGCATTGATACGGGAGCAGGTATACATATTCTTACCCGTATTGTTTGGCAGGGGGATGATTGTCGTGTTCTCAGCCAGATTGGACTGTTCTATGACATTTCTAGCCCTCTCTTCTACCTCTGGGCCGTCTATAAAGATGTAATGCCTAGCAGGTCTTGTCTGCCGAGCCACACTCTCTATAGCCTCCATCAGACAGTCCCTGCCGATGGTACTCGTCACTACAGCGGGTAGAAGTCTCATGACAGCACCCCATACTGCGTAACCCGCCTAGGAGCGTCTACACGGTCTTGAGGATTAAGGTATATGACCTTCCTCTTCTTAATCTTCTGGGACTTCTCTGCCAGATCTCTATTGCTCTCTGTGAAGACATCTACCTCTTCGTAGTCCTTATACGGTTTCTGCTTGGCAGGTACTCCGCAGCCGGGGCAGAACCTCTCTACTTGACTCCTCATCTGTAGGAGGTGTTTCTTCCACCAGCCATCCTCTATCGGATAGCCATAGTCTGTTCCACGGGCTAAGTCGAATGACGCTGCCACCTCGCAGAAGTAGTACCTCAGTTCCCCCTTGTTCTGCACAATGGATGCCGACCATTCTCTATTAATGTCACATTGGCTGATCTTCATCCACATCTCTGGCTCTGGATATAGATCTTTAACAGCGGTCAGCAGGGGCGCATGGTCTGCGTGTTCCACATAGTTCCAGACAATGTTCTCCTCATCGTCTGCCTTCATCTTCTCAGCCAAATCCGTCAGCTGCTCTCCCGCCTTTTTCTCCCCATGCGCGTTTAGGTTGTAGACCCCAAACGTCTCCTCAATCACCTTCCTATGCTTAAAGTAATTATTTGTCCACAACCCCCTCTGCTGCTTACAAGGCACCTCTTCTCTAAATATCTCGCAGAGTTCCTCAAAGTTCCTGTGCATACAGGGATTGCCACCAATCATTGCCACAATCCCTCTGTAACCCCTCAAACTCCTCAACGCCGTCCTAAAGTTCTCAGGCGTCATCTCCCAAAACCCCTCTTGGTTCTCCAAGAGTCTCGTGCAGTTAGAACAGGCCAGATCACACTTATTGGTCACATCCACACAGATGATCCCCATCTGATGCGGACTCCTCATCGTATACATCGCATATTCAGCGTTCATTTCTCACCCCCTTGAAGTAATCAATCGTGGCCTCTATGCCCTCATCAATCCCCACCACAGGCATAAAGTTCAACTGCTCCTTGGCCTTCGTAATATCCGGCCTCCTACGCACAGGATCATTCTCTGGCAATGGCTCATAAATGACCTGACTATGCGTATCTACCTTCTCCAAAATCAGGTCTGCAAGGTAGCCAATCTGTAACTCCTCTGGATTGCCCAGATTCGTAGGCCCAACCAAGTCACTTATCGACATGGCCCTTACCAACCCATCCACCATGTCACTCACATAACAAAAACTGCGCGTCTGCGTCCCATCCCCATAAATCGTTATTGGCTCATTACCCATAGCCTGCACAATAAAATTACTCACCACCCGCCCATCATCAGCCTGCATCCTAGGCCCATAGGTATTAAATATCCGCACCACCCTCACATCTACCCCATGCAAATTCCTATAGTCATGGCACAACGTCTCAGCCGCCCTCTTGCCCTCGTCATAACACGCCCTAGGGCCATAACAATTTACATTCCCCCAATACGCCTCCCGCTGCGGATGCTCCAACGGATCACCATAAACCTCACTCGTAGATGCCTGCACCACCCTGGCACCCACCCTCTTAGCTAACTCCAACACATTACCCATCCCCACCACATTGGTCTCTAAGGTGCCAATCGGGTCTCTCTGATATGCCACAGGACTCGCAGGACTCGCCAAATTAAATATCCACTCAAACCCCACCCCATCCATCTCCCGCACTACATCCCCTACCACCAACTCAAACCTCGGGTTCCCATACAACCCAACAATGTTCAACTCACTGCCAGTAGACAAATTATCCAAACACACCACATCACACCCATCCCCCACCAACCTCTCACACAAATGACTGCCAATAAACCCAGCACCCCCCGTCACCAAAACCCTCATATCCAACCCCTCGCCTTCATCTCTATCGTCAATTCCTTCAACACCCGCTGAAAGAAATCCCAGTTCTGATGATCCCTATCCATCCTCTTATAAAACCAATACGACTCTTTGCAATACTGCTCCCCAATCCTCAACGCACACTCCACTACCTGCCTGACCTGCCAGTCCAACCCACCAACCTTCAACTTACCCTCCACACCCTAATACCCTCCCCCTCCTTACGGCAAACATATACACGCCCTAACCTCCTACCCTTTACCCTGTTGTAGTTACATAACAAGTTCATGTTCCCATCTGGCACATAGAAACTCTCTCCCACCTGCATTAACTCATACGGGTACTCATGCTTCACCCTCACCCTCGGTAACTCTATCCCTCTCTCAATCTCATACATAACACTTCCCTCCTTTGAACGTAGTGTAGATCAAAAAGGGAAATACCCGTTTTTTCCTGGGGCGGGAAGCGGGATGGGGCGCACAAACCGAGGGGGTGCCTGGCCCATCGATGTCCCACCAATACACGTCATCACGGCGTCCAGATCAGACCATGCCCGTGAATGCCTCTTATCGGGCGTATAAGGCGACGTGTCTTTTACCCTAGCCTACCCATTGCCGATGACCCAGGAGGGGCAAGAATACCTATCTGCCGGGGGCGGGATGGATACCAATCCCCATACGATTGTCCCCATGCTCTTATGTTCTCCCCTATATAAGCATGGTTCTACCTATATATAGGTAGGTTCTACGACTGTAAGAGTTACCTATATAGGTAGGTTCTACGTCAACGGTTCTACTTATATAGGTAGGTTCTACGCCTATAGGTAGAACCTATAGACGTAGAGTATTCGATTAAAAAATATTCGTATATAGGGGGAACCTGTTAGCGTTAACATACTCTCTACTTATAGTCGTAACATCCTAAACACTAACAAGGGGAATCAACATGGAATCACGCAGCATCCGGGCATTCGCAGCATTGTTTACTTTCCTATTTCTAGCCATTCCAGCTATCGGAATGATGTTTCTTGCTGTTGCGTTCTATGCGTCAAACATCAGTATCGGTCTTGCATGGGCGTTTGCTGTTCTCTCTGTTGCCACGTTCTTGCTGGCTGTTGCGGTATCGGTAGAAGATTTTCGTTAGTCCTAATCAATCTTATAGGGGAATCATCATGAGTGAGAAATACAACGGCTGGACAAACTACGAAACCTGGAGGGTAAACCTAGAGGTATTCGATGGGGTGACAATTGAAGAATTGACTGGCCATCGATTGCTAACGTTTTCCGAGCTGAAAGATACGCTGCGGGAATACGCTGAAGAATTGATTTTTGAGGGTAGTTCTGAGGGTCTAGCCAGGGACTATGCCTTCGCTTTTCTTCAGTCAGTCGATTGGTGGGAAATTGCTAACAATATGCTCGCTGACTGCGAGGCTAAAGCCGCAGAGTAGTGTCTAGCCTCTAGCCTTTACTGAAGGCTAGGGGATAGGCATTCGCCTGTCATTCCTAATCTAATCGGAGAAAAAACCATGAAAACTTACAAAGTATTAAGTATTGATGCGTGGGGTAACCCTGATGAGGGTTACGAGTGGAATCAATGGTTCAATGCTGGCGAGATAAAACTTGCAAGCATTGAGGATGACGACATGATCTTAAGAGAGCTGCAAGATCAAGGGTTTATCACTGATGCGTCTAAGGGTGATATTGAGGATGACCAATACAATCTTGTGGTAGTCGATAAGGTTACCAGGGAACCTATTTTCGCCATTGAGTACGGATCAACAATTTAATGGAGTCAGATCATGAAATTACCTCATAACGTAGAGCGTCATCCCTGCCAGAGTGGGTATCTTGGATACGACGCTCAGGGCTATGCCTGGAGAATAGAGCGCAGCAATTCTTCTTTCGGCTCATGGGCTGCGACCTCCAAGCATCATCCCAACCGATTCTTGTTTGCCTTCCGTCTTGCTGACATGGGCAAAAAACTGGAAGGGTTCAATCAGTCACTAGCAGCCTAGGCTAGCCCTTAGCGTATAGCCCTTACTCTAGGGCTATGCGATACGGGTTATCCGTGTCAATCCTTAACCTAATCAAGGGGAAACATCATGAGCATACTTAATGCTGAACCATTCATTGCAGACCTATGCGAAAAATTCGACCTTTACGAATATCGCATTTTGATTTTAGTCACACTTCCAGACGGCAAAAGATTCGTTACCGATAGCGCAGACGTAGCGAATAGGGCTCAGTCTGAACTAGGAGCTGAGACTGTCCATGTTACCGAACTAGGGGAATAAGACCATGTATAAGATCAATCCCACGGTTGAAAACCTAGAGAATGAGGGAATCAGACTAGCGCAAGCGCTTAATTGGTGTGGCTATAGCGTTTTAGAAGTGGCGCTTGCTGGTCTTGATGACTGCAATTTTCACACCCTAGGAAAGCGCCTAAAGGCTACGATTGAAGACTACAAAAGAGAGCAAGGCCATGAATAAAATCAAAGAATCCATAGAATCAGGCGAAGGCCTACTCTTTTGGCTGTCCGTCATCATTGGAGGCATGGGGTTTTACGCCGTGCTCTGGCTAATGCTTGCCATAGCCGTAATGGTCGAATAGGGGAGAAACCATGAAAAAATCGACGTTCTTTTGGGCTTTCAACAATCAAGAATTGACGCCAGACCCGGCAATGACACGATCAAGAGCAGCATCATGGTTGAGATACCTCAAAGCCCACGGCAGACTTATAAGGCTAGGGGGGCATACCTATAAGACATTCTGTAATGGGGTATCAGCTACCATGAGGACACGATAAGCCCACAATAACCCTTGCAAGCCCCTCTACGGGGCTTTTTCTTTTCATAGGACAGTCACTAAGCCCCATATAAGCCCCATAGAGACGATTCTAAGCATAGGGTAAGGGTAATGTATACCTAATACCCTAGAGACCCTTATAAGCCATTCTATGAGGTCTAGCCTATGCGATCGCATTGCTGCGGCATTGCGTCAACCATGCGTCTGCATTGATCTATAGTCTGGAGCAAGCCCTGGCCTATCCTATCTGGTGTAGAAAAATAGGTTTTACGCGCAGGCGCATGGTCATTGCATTGGATACGGCTAGATCAGACCGGGTGGGCCACTCTGGACATTTGCACCAAGAGTACGGGCTGTTTAGAGTGGCCTCGCCCACTACCAGAGTGACCCGTAGATATTTTATGCCCAAGAGTTGAACTTTTCCCCAGAATAGGTATCATTACCCATGTCTAGTGTGGAAGCTAGAAGAGAGGTCTTAAGAATGCGTCTGTCCCCTTCACGGGGGAACCTTCCACCGGGCGCAGACTTAAGACCTTTTTTTTCGCCCATGCTGACCGTACCGATTGCGTTAACAGTACGCTTACCCCGGCGGTCATCGAGAAAAGGGTACAGGTAAGGCACGAAGTCAGTGACCCGGTGCAAATCCGTAAGAATCCTGCGACTGGCAGCACTCTCAAGTCGAGGGCGAAACGTAACCATCCGTTTGCATGAGAGTCCGGCATAGACCGGGGGCGCATCCCTGCTCCTATACCCTATGGGGTAGGGGGCAGTCTGG